TACGGGTACCCGTCATTGTAAAATGGGTCTATTCGCCATATCCAACGAGGGTAAGGCTCTGTTAGTGTTGTGGTAGATGGTATCGGTACATCGTCTAAGTACGGGTACCCGTCATTGTAAAATGGGTCTATTCGCCATATCCAACGAGGGTAAGGCTCTGTTAGTGTTGTGGTAGATGGTATCGGTACATCGTCTAAGTACGGGTAACCGTTGTTAATTCCGTCTGTGATTGTCCACACTTCACTGAGTGTAAAAACATCTGATGGCGATACTTTAACTGCACTCACTAACTCGCTATTGTAGTACAACTCATGAGATGTCCAATGTATAATTTCATCCACTTCCGCAATTGTGGTTTTGTCAAAGGGAAAATTACCGCTTGTGCTTGCCGTATTTTGACTGCCCCATGTTTGCGTGGATGCATTCCAACTATGCCAATAAGCCGTTGAAGTCGGCTTCATCGAATATTTACCATCAGCAAAATTAATTGTAGGCACTGTCGCTGAACGATAAAAAACATAGGTGCTTACAAGCGACGAATAGTAAATCATTTGAAAACTGCTTGCACCCCAGTTTGGTGGTATCTTTAAATTTAACCCCATATCTACACCACCAGAAATCCGATACTATTTAAATAATCTTTATCCTTGCATTGGGCTGTTGTTAGTGCGTGGACATTGGTTTGTGCTGTCATTGTTATGCCTGCCAATTCTGCGTCATAAAAACAGGTTGTGCGAGGATTGCTATATGCAAATTTTACATTACTTATATTATCAAATTCTACTGCGCAATAGCACTGTGACGTAGTGCCACCATTACCAAAATCAAATAACTTAAAATCTCCCTGCGTCGCCCCTGGACTGGCTGAAAGTTTACCTGTTATCATTGTTCTGATGGATTTATTGTTACTGCCCCAGCCATATAAAATATAACCTGATGTGCTGTCTGTGACGTGCCAGTTTATATTTAAATGCACGTTTAATGATGATGTAGCTGCGTAACTTGTAGCGATTGTTCGTCCTAAACCTTTGCCGTAACTATTAGATGTTGCGTTTATTGTACCTGCAATGTTAGTTAATTGTAGCACGCCCGTAGCCAACAGCCCATTATTAATTCTGTCACCCATAAATTGCATTGACAACTGCCCAACGTTGTTTTCACCGCCCCCTGTAAATGCGACAACTCTGGCCGCTGATGATGTCGCGCAAAAACAACAATCAGTGCCAGTAAGGACTATGTTTATCAGTTTAGGATTGTAAAACTCAATGTCTGCCGATGTATAAAACGCATTTGCACCATTAATATTTCGGAGTTCAAAGCCGTTGAAATCTATCTGTTTGCAAGCTATTGTAGCCTGTGTCCAATTGCTCGCCCACTCACTATCGTTAACATCTAAATCATTCATCAATTTAAAATATGCTGTTGCGTCATTCATGCTCCTAAATTCTGCAACCGTTGTTATCTGATACGGGTCTAACTGTGTACCTGTGCCTAGCATTATAACCACCTCTCATTTTTTGTAATCTCAATCTTGCTTACTGTACCAGTCCACGAAATGCTGTTGTCTCCTACACCCAACATAGGATATTGCCCTATTGTCTTATTAACTAACACAGTATCGCCTTTGTAGGCGATTAATCGGCTTGTATCTATTACAATATGCTCTGATACGTCTTTAATCTCTAAAACTTCACCATTCACGATAAAATTAATATTGCCACTGCCATAAATTTTATATACTGGCTCGCATGGATAACTACCACCGACTTTTAATGTTTGTGGTGAATTTAACGTTATCGGCTCGTTTTCTACTGCATACCTAAACGGCTTGCAAATAAATTTAATCGGTATCTTGCCAAATCGTGCTGACATATACTGTGGCATTATTTCGCTGTAACACGTTGCTTTATAGCATTTTTCTAAATCGTTGCTAAATATCAAATCACCCTCGCCATGTAACCAACCATATATACCGTCAATCTTTGATTTATCCGTAATACCTAAAACTGCATTAATCGTGATAGGCGAAAACTCTCGGCTATCCTCAAATAATGGCTCAGCTCTATTTGGTATCGCTATTGTTTTTTGTGTCTGCATAGCTTTAGGGGGCATCGGACTTTGCTCCAACACCCCGTAATCTCTGCTATTCACTCCCTTAAAAATAAAATATCCCATATTAATATGCTCCTATCGCTGCACTTGCTTTTAATCTGCTAAATTCTAGTTTATATGCTAAACTTTCGATATCATCATCAGATGTAATTTTAACATCGCTGATATAATAATTAACCGTTGTATTGCTACTGTTGTTAATTGTTTTGTTGCCTGACATTACGCCACTAGCTGTTGCGTTTATGGCTGTGTCAAAATCGGTAGGTATTGCATTTTGCATATCTTTTACGACCTTGTCCATTTCGTTTTCAAATCCTACTCCAATACCAGCCGCCAAATTTAAGCCTACCTCATCTCTAAACACTTTTGACGGTGACGCAATCTTAAATACTCCTTTGATTGTGTCAAGCACATTGCCTGCGGCGTTTTTGACGGTATCAATTAAGCTGGTTAACCCATCAACTATACCCTCACCAATACCAGCCATCATATCTTTTCCAATAGCTAGCCAATCTTGCTCTGCGAATGTTTTTGCAATACTTATCACTATTTCAGGTATCTTTGACGCAATTTTTATAGTGTTTTCTGCCATTGCTACGCCTATTGCTATCATGATTTCAATAGCTGCATCAATTATATCAGGCAAATTATCCATCAGTGTATCAACTATGCTTATAATGATTTCGGGAACGTACTCAATTAGCGTTGGTATCGCCTCTGTCAACCCCTGCACAACTGCGACTATTATTTCAATCGCCGCCGCTATAATCTGTGGTAAATTCTCAAGCAATGTATCACAAATCAATATAACCGCTTGCACTATTGTTGGTATTAAGTCGGGCAACATCTGCGTTATACCATTAACAATAGCAAGCAATATATCAATGCCGGATTGTATTATCAATGGCAAGTTAGTAAGTATTGTATTTGTTATCATCGGCATCATGTCAACTATTGTTTGCACTAACATTGGCATACTGGTTGATATGCCAGTGATTAACCCCATCAATAATGTTATGCCACCCTCTATAATCAACGGTAAATTTGTTACTAGCGTATCGCATATCTGTTGCACAATACCAGGCAACATAGGCAATAACGCATTAGCCACTTGATTTAGAGCATTAATTATGCCAGTAAACATTGTAACAGCTCCATTAACAAGCTGTGGTACAAATTTAGGCATCAGTTTTACAAGCTCGGTAACCAACTGCGTAAAACTATTAATGACTTCTGGCAATATTTCATCCACCAACACAGGCAACCCGTCAATTATCGCTTTCGCTATTTCAACAATTAACATATTAAATCCATCTAAAAATTCGCCGATAATCTCGGGCAAATCAGCTGAAATAGATTTAGATAATTCGGGGATTAATTTAGCAAATTCTTTTATAAAAGCGTTTACAACTTTCGGAAAGGCTTTAGCCAAGTTTTCCAATACTGGTGTTATGTTGCTGGCAATTGCCCCAAAAGCATCTACAACATTTTCTACAAGGTTTTCTAGGTCCGCATCCGCATTACCAAGCCCAGCAACAAGCGACTTAATAGAGGCTTTAAGCATCCCAAATGAGCCTGCTATTGTTTCTGTAGATTCTCTTGCAAAATTACCTGCGTATTGTTGTGTCCTTTCAAAAAACATCTGCATAGCGACTTCCGCTTTTTCCGCCTGCGTTGCAGTATTCCATTTGAAATTTATACCTTTTTCAAGTGCATACGCCTCTATGGTTGTTGCGTTCATTGCCACGCCGAGGTTATCCATCATCACATAATCTAACGTTTCCGTTAGTGTAGACTATATCTTAAATCAACAATTTTATAGCAGTGTAAAAAACCAATTCTTTTTATTTCCTTTTGTGTATAGCCATTCGTATTTTATCTTGCTACTACTACACTTAAAATAATTAGCACACGCTTTACGGCTTTTAAATCGTATAATTTCCCCCGTAACGATGTTTTCGGCTATAACAGGCTTTTGCTTTGCTTCCGCTCTGTTTTTGTTGCCATAACCACGGTTGTTTTCAGATGGCGTAACCCATCTAAGATTATTGACGTGATTATTTTTCTTATTACCGTCAATATGGTCAACACATGGTTTATTGTCATAGTTTGGTATAAATGTTTGTGCAACTAATCTATGTACAAAATAATTTTTGCGATTTTTGAATTGCACTTGCAAATACCCACAACCGTTATCATTTGGGGATAGCCTTTTTCGTGTCTTTCGGTTTATAATTACACCTTTTGTATTTACCATATAATCGTTGAAGCCCGGAATCTCCTTGAACATATAAATGCCCCTTTCCATCTTCTTTGATTTTCGTGCACTTCCGCTATCGTACCAATAGATAGCGTACTCCCTTTTAGGATAGTCGTTTGACCTTCCGCTTACACGGCCTGGCACAGGATTGCCATAGTTTTAAAAACCTTAGGTTCCCCTGTTAGCAGTACAGCTATTTGTTTTTGTGCTGTACCACCCGCTTGGTTTGCGTTCACACGATTTTTATTCACCAGATTTCGTTTAGTGAAATTGCCTTTAGCTGCGCCAGCAATAGAGTCCATAGCCTGTTGCATATCAATACCCATAACACTTGCGACATCTGCCGCTCTTTGCATCGCTTGTTCTGTTAACTCTAGAGCTTTTTCTTGCTCCAATCCCGACCCTTGAAACAAGGCACCCATCTTATTAGCTGTCTCTAGGTATTCATTTTGAGACAACCCAAGATTTTTATATGCTTCTTCGCCTGTTTTCTGTATTCTTTCTGCGTACTCGCCAAAAACAGCCTCCGAGCCGCCTATACTTTGCTCTAAATCTCCAAAAGATTTAACTACAGTAGTTCCTAACGTAACAGCTAACGCCGATGCGGATGCCGTATATGCTTGCAAACCTTTTATTCCACCGTTTACTGCAGTTGTTACTGCTTTAAATCCTACTTCTGCTACTTTTCCTGCTGCTTTCGCCGTTGCTGATAGTGCTGTGGCTGTTTTTTCTGCTGCAGTCTTGATTTTTTCAAGCGCTTCGTCCATTTTGGATTTCTTGACATCGTCAAATTTATCTGCTGTTTTTTCGGTTTCTTTGCCCATTTCAGCCATTTCATCTTGATTGGCTTTCAGGGCGGATTCCATTTTATTTAATGCTGCTTGTGCCTTGTTAGCCTGTATCTGATAACCATTAACGGCTTTTTCTGCTTTCATTACTGCGTTTGCCGCCAAAATAGCTTGCTCGGAGTTTTCCCCAAATTCTTTCGCCATCGCTTCGGCTTTTTTTACGGCCGCATCATATGCTTTGGTGCTATCGTCTATGGCACCTTGTAAAGCAGACAGCTTGCTTTTCTGTAGCTCGATCTGTTTTTCAAGGACTTTATTTGTTTTTTGCAGGTCCTCAACAGATTTATTATTTTTATCATAACCACTAGTAACTGCCCCCAGTTCGGAGGCAAGCACACGCAAACTACCATCAATGGATTTTAGGTTTTGTTTAAATTTCGCCTCACCGTCAAGGGCAATGGTGGTTTTTATTTCTCGTTTATTTGCGATTGTTCTCACCTACCTCATACAGCCACAATTGGAGGATTTCGCCTGGACTTGATACCATGATTTCACGATAATTCAAACCAACTTTCAAGCCTTTATGCAAAAGGCGGAGAAACTTTTCGTCTCCCCGCCCTACTCGTTTTTTGACTTTTCAGCCTCAATTTCCTGTAGCACAACGTCAACCTCTTCCGAATTTTTCAATTTCACGCCATCAGGAACATTAAAAGTTGTATCGCTCGAAATGGTTTCGTACAGTGCATTTTGCAGCTGTTCAAAATCTGAAACATCGAAAACATTCAAGAATAATTCTTCATCATAAAAATTCAGCTTTTCGCCCTCAATAATGCCAAAATCAACATCGGCATTATGTTTTGCTACATATCCATTAGCCATGTGGCGTATAATTCCAACTACATTAATTAGTTTATCCGTTGTTGTTCCAGCGTTTTGAATATATTCACCGATTTTTGATATATCTGCACCTATTTGCTTTTCGATGTTTTTCATAGCCATTAGCGTCAATTTCAATGGAATTTCCTTTTTGCCTAATTTAATACTAGCCATTTTGTTCCCTCTCTTCCAATGCTGTTATTGCGTTGGTTAATGCTGTGTTTGCACTGTCAACCATAGCCTGTGTTGCATATTTGTTTGCATTAACATTTTTAGCACTAAGCAACGCTACAAACATATCGGCATAGCTAGCTGATGTATATATTTCCGGATTTTTTCCCTCTGCTGTTGCTATTGTTGCTATTAGTGCAGTTTTATCAACAGCACTTGACATATTCGCCATGCCGTCAACCCACGCAATAGCCTCTGATAATGTGTTAAATGTTGCCGTATCTCGGTATGTGTCGTTGTCAAATCCCTCAACAACCATAATTTTGCCCTCTAGTTCTGGTGTTTGCCATTCGATTGTTTCGCCTTTGGTTGTCGAACTCTCGGACGGTGCGCCAAACTGTACCTTGTATAGCCATGTAGCTACATAATAAAATTTGCCACGCAATTTTTTAACCATTACATAGCCAATTCCCACATTTGGTGCTTCGGATTGCCCTGAACTTCTAATGACATTAACGCCACCAACTTCAACAATTTTCTGACCTAGTAGTTTCTGTTGGATTTCTGCCCCCTCTGTTGGAGTGTCTCCAAAATCGTCAATCCCAATAGTAATTGTTCCGCCAGTAAATGATTTGTCTGTTTCAGCTACTCCATCATCTGCATATAGTGGGTTGTCTGCTACTTCGATTGATAATTCAGCTGACATCATCTTACCAATTTTAAATCCTGTTTTATATGTAGGTGCTACGCCAATTTCTTGCGTGTCGATTTCTGCCGCTACTAAATGCTTTAATCCTATTTTAGCCATATTATATCAGTCCTTTCGATTTTAAATAATTGTCGAATACGTCTTGCATTGCGATGTATGACGTAACCTCTGCCTTTGTGTTTATGTTGTCAACAAATCTTGTTCCTTTTTTTGTCGACTTGCCATAATGCAAAACATATGCTTTTTGTGCATTGCTGCTCCCTTTTCGGTCTTTGCCCTGTGGATAGATTTCACGCTTTGGACCTTTTTTGGTTTTCTTGGATACCCCAACGCTGTCGCGCATATCGCCTGTTTTAACGTGATTTTGCTTTACGATTTCCGTTTTCCATTCTTCAATGGTTTTTTCTGCCCCGGCGTCTAGCATTTTATCAATCAAATCTTCGTTCTCAAATTCACTCATTTTCTTCAAATCGTCGGCTAGTTTATCAATACCGACAACTGTCATTTTCGCCATTAATTCACCTCCACAGACCATGCGTAATGTGTGTAGTTTGTGTCCTCTTCGTATATAATTTCCACGTCATCATATGCGATTTCATTTTCATCAAATATAACTTCCAATTCTGCCGGGAATTCGTCATATTCTTTTTTTGTGAAATAGTCCACTGCTATTCGGTGGCAGTTTTCAGCGGTTTTATTGTCTGCTCTAAGAGATTTCCTCCCCACCTCATACCACACTAAATAATTATCAGATTGCTGATAGGCTTCGTTATGAAAAACTTTGCCAGGCAATGCCGTCAACAGCATATCCCTAAATTCACGCAAATTCATATTTAGCCTCCAG